AGACCGAGAACATCGTGCTGCCGTTCGTCCGACCGGACACGGATGTCGCGCCATGATCACCCCCGGCTCCGCTAGCCCGCTGCTGCTCTCGACCAGCGGTTACCAGATCCAGAACTCGCTGCGCTTCCGCGCGAGCAATAGCGCCTATCTCAGCCGCACATTTGGCGTCCCTACGGACGGCAAGAAGTTCACCCTCTCATGGTGGATGAAGCGCGGAACTGTTGGCTCTGCAGTCAGCATATTGTCTGGCATCAACGTGTCTTCGACATTTTCAATGCAGTTTTCGGCTCAGACAACGAACTCGGATGGGGACTACTTCCGAGTTGCGAATCCAAATGCTGGGACGACGTACCTGTATACCGATGCTGTCTTCAGAGATCCTTCGGCGTGGTATCACTTCGTCTTTGTGTTTGACAGCGCCAACGCGACGGCCAATGACCGCGCCATCCTTTACTGCAACGGCACTCGCCTCTCGGCGACGGTAAGCGTCACGCTGAATGCAACAAGCCGGTGGAACGAGAACGGGGCGACTGCCCGCATCGGCCTTGGTGGTGCTGGCTTTGCGACTGTCAAGGATTACTTCGACGGCCACAAGGCCAACTTCTACATGATCGACGGCCAAGCCCTGACGCCTTCGTCGTTCGGCCAGACAGACGCCACGACCGGCGTGTGGGTGCCGAAGACGTACTCTGGCACCTATGGCACCAACGGTTTCTTTCTGGAGTTCAAGGACGCCGCCAGCACCACGACCATCGGATACGATACCTCTGGCAACTCCAACAACTTCACGACCAGCGGCATCTCGGTGACCTCGGGCGTGACGTTCGACCAGATGCTGGACACTCCGACGAACTATGCAGACGGTGGGAGTGGTCGCGGCAACTATGCTGTCTGGAATCCGCTGTCGCTGCAATCCTCAATGAGCATCACAGATGCCAACCTAACCAGCCAGAACATTGGAACTGTCGCAAGGACAACAATCGCCAACATTGGTGTTTCAGGCGGCAAGTGGTATTGGGAGCTAACCGCCTTTGGCGTGACGGTTCTTTATACTGGCGTATGTTCCGTACAGCCAGCAGGAGGTGGGTATATTGGAGATGCCGCTACTGGGTGGGCCTATGCAAACAATGGGCAGAAAATAAACGCTCTAACCTTCAGTGCCTATGGCGCTTCTTGGACCACCAATGATGTTATCGGTGTTGCCCTTGATATGGATGCAGGGACAATCACCTTTTACAAGAACAACGTATCACAAGGGCAGGCATTTACTGGGATTACCGGAACGGTGTTTCCTGCCATGTCGCCAAACGGCGTTGCTGGTAACGGGTTTAATGCCAACTTCGGCCAGCGTCCATTTGCATACACCCCGCCTAGCGGCTTCAAGGCCTTGAACACCGCGAACCTATCGGTTCCGACGATCAAGAAGCCCTCGCTATACATGGATGCCACGCTCCGTACCGGAACGGGTGCGACGGCAAGCGTGTCTTCGCTGGGCTTCCAGCCGGACCTTGTGTGGATCAAGAGCCGCAGCGCAGCGACGGACCACGGGCTGTATGACGCGGTGCGAGGCGCGCAAAAGCAGCTTGAGAGCAACACAACAACCGCAGAGACGACCGAGACGACCGGCCTGACTGCGTTTGGTAGCAACGGTTACACGGTCGGCGCTCTGGCCCAGCTCAATACCAGCGCTGCCACCTACGTAGATTGGGCGTGGAAAGAAAGCGTTACATCTGGATTTGACATCGTGACGTATGTTGGAAACGGGACCAACCGCACGATCAGCCATAATCTTGGCGCGGTCCCAAAGCTCATCATCGTTCGCTCTCGCGAGGCGACCAGCACCGGACGATGGCTTGTTCAGCACGGCACCTATGGAGCAGCGCGGTACGCTTACCTAAACGAGACTTTCGCCTTTGACACGGCAAATGCCAACCTTCGTTGGAACTCGACTGATCCGACAAGCAGCGTGTTCAGCCTCGGCACGTCCAGCGACGGCAATCATACCGGCGACAACTACGTCGGCTATCTATTTGCCGAGATTGCGGGCTTCTCGCGCATCAGCTCGTACACCGGCAACGCCAGCGCGGACGGACCGTTTGTGTGGTGCGGATTTAGGCCCCGCTGGATTATGATAAAGGACGCAACGGCCGCAAATCTTGATTGGCGAATCTACGATACTGTCAGAGAGACATTCAACGAAATGGGTGGTGGTCTGGAGGCTGGAGACGCTGCCGCCGAAAACTATGCCACTTCCGTTCGTGCCATTGATGTTCTTTCCAATGGCTTCAAAATACGAGTGTCCGCATCAGGCTTGAACGGGTCTGGTGTGACATTTGTATTCGCTGCGTTTGCCGAAGCTCCATTCAAGTACGCGAGGGCACGATGAGGTTCTCTTTTCCTGACGGCCAGACCGTCATGATCGACCAGCCGTTCGACATGGCTGGCATCCAGTACCCAGCCAACTGGCTGCGTCTCCTGACGCCGAGCGAGCGGCTGGAGTTCGGCGCTGTCGAGCTGCCGGAGCCTCCGGTCGTCGATGGCCGCTACTACAGCGCGCCGGGCGTGCCGCATCCGCTCGACCAGCTCAAAGCGCAGAAGAAGGCCGAGGCCGCCGCGCGTCGATGGGAGCGCGAGAACGCGGGCGTCGTCATCGACGGCGTCAGGTTCTCGACCGACGAGCGCACGCGCACGGTGCTGATCGGCGCGCGCATCATGGCGCGCGAGGACGCTTCCTACACGGTCGAGTGGAAGAGCGACGGCCAGTTCACCTCGCTCAATGCGGCGCAGATCATCAAGGCCGCCGATGGCGTCGCCGCTCACGTCAAATCGTGCTTCGTCGTCGAGAAGGCGCACGCCGCCGCCATCGACGCGCTCACGACCCAGCAGTCAGTCATCAGCTACAGCTTGGAGTAACAAGCATGCCTTCGCAGGACATCATCAACCTCGTCGGTGCCGCCGCGTTCAGCCTGATCGGGTGGGTCGCGCGAGAACTCTGGTCGGCAATCAAAGAGCTTCGGAAGGATCTCCACAAGATCGAGGTCGCGCTTCCTCGGGACTACGTCCGCAAGGATGACCTTGCCGAGATCAAGGAACTGATCCAGAAGATCTTCGACAAGCTGGACGGAAAGGTGGACAAGCCGTGATCAACGAAGCCGGGTTCGCCCTGATCAAGGAATTCGAGAGCTGCCACCTCAAGGCCTATCTCGACACGCTCGCCAGCCCGCCCGTGTGGACGGTCGGCTGGGGCCAGACCGGCCCTGATGTCACGGAGGGAACGGTCTGGACGCAGGACACTGCCGACAACCGCCTCTTCTCGACGGTGTCGAAGTGCGCCATCGCCGTGCGCGGCGCGTGCGCCGTCAAGCCGAACTCGAACCAGCTCGCCGCGATGACGAGCCTCGTCTACAACGTCGGCATCGACAGGTTCCGCAAGTCGTCGGTTCTGCGACTTCACAACGAGGGTAAGTTCGCCGAAGCGGCGGCGGCTTTCGCAATGTGGAACAAGGCAGGCGGCAAGGTCCGCGCCGGGCTGACGCGACGCCGGGCCGCCGAGACCGCGCTCTACCTGAAGCCGATCAGCAGCAACACGCCGCAGACGACGCGCGCCGCGCCGGAGGTTCGCGACCCCGAGGCGAAGCCGCCGGTCGCCGCCATCGCGGCCTCGACGGGCGCGGCGCTCACCGCAGCCCAGCAGGCGGTCGCTCAGGTCTCGTCGATCTGGGACGGCCTCGAAGGCATCGGCATCAGCCCGCACCTGCTGCTCACCGTCCTCGGCGTCGGTGCCGTAGCGACCTTGGGCTGGTTCCTCTGGAGCGAGTGGAAGCGCCGCTCGGAAGGTGGGCGATGAATTTCTTCACGCTGGTCTCGGCGAAGGTTCTCGGGTGGATCATGGCGGCTCTGGGCGCGGTCATCGCATTCCTGTCGATCTACCGCAGCGGCAAGAGCGCCGCGCGCAACGAGGCCGCCGCCGAAGGCGCGCGTGCCAACGAGAGGATGCTCGACGCCGCCGTCAACGCGCCGAAGGAGAAGAGCGATGTGGTCAAGGATCTGCGCGCTGGCCGCTTCTAGCCTGCTCGCCGCCTGCGGCGCGACGGTGCAGACCGTGTGCCCGCCGCTGAAGAGCTACGACCAGCCGTTCCTCTCGCGGCTGGCCGACGAGCTGGAGCGCGCGCCGGGCGAGAGCGCGATGGTGCGGGCCGTGCTAGACTACCGCGAGCTGCGCGACATGATCCGCGCCTGCAAGGGGACGTGACGTGGCAACCTCGATGACCTACGCGACGTTGAAGCAGGACGTGCAGCGCTACATCGAGCGCGGCTTCACCGCCGCTTCCGATCCGCTCGTCTACGACCAGATCCCGCGCCTGATCAACGCAGGCGAGCGCCGCTGCGCGCGCGAGCTGAAGATCGAGGGCTTCATCAACGTCGTCACGACGAACTTCGCGAACGGCGTCTCGGTCTACGAGAAGCCGGATCGCTGGCGGCGCACGATCTCGATGGCATACGGCCCGAACCGCCATTTCATCTTCCCGCGCAGCTACGAGTATGCGCGCACCTACTGGCCCGACGAAAGCCAGACCGGCGCGCCCGCCTTCTACGCGGACTACGACTTCAAGCACTGGCTGATCGCGCCGACGCCGGACGCCGCCTACGGCGTCGAGATCCTCTACTGGCAGACGCTGCCGCTGCTGGACGACGCGAACCAGACTAACTGGCTGACCGACTTCGCGCCGGATCTCCTGCTCTACGCCGTGCTGCTCGAAGCCGCGCCGTTCCTCAAGAACGCGGAAGCCATAGGCGTGTGGCAGAGCTTCTACGACCGAAACCTCGCAGCCACCAACGGCGAAGACGTGCAGCGCATGATGGACCGCACGACCGCGCGGAAGGAAGCCTGAGATGACCAGCTACACCCAGACCTTCGGCGGCCAGAACATCAACCCGTCCGACCTGTCCTATTCGGCGATCACGCTCTCCGCCGACACGACGCTCGTGTGGCCGCTGAACGCGCCGCCGGGATCGAGCATCGTCGCAGACAAGATCGACGTGACGCCGACCGGCGCGGGCTATTCGGTCATCATGCCCGACGCGACGAAAGGATCGAACGGCGCGGACGTGCTGTTCCGAAACCTCGGCGCGTCGTCGTTCACGGTGAAGAACGCGAGCGGCTCGACCATCATCACGATCCCCTCGGGGCAGGGCTGGCTCGTCTTCCTGCGCGACAACACGACGACCGCCGGGACGTGGGCCTCCATCCAGTACGGCGCGGGCACGTCGAGCGCCGACGCGGCGTCGCTCGCGGGCCTCGGCCTCGTGGCTCTCACGACGACGCTCAACGCTTCGCACCCCATCGCGACGAAGAACGCGACCTACAACATCGGCGTGAACGACCGCGCGCAGATGATCGTCTCGACCGGCGGCACGCTGACGTTCACGTTCTCGTCGGCGGCTACGCTCGGCAACAACTGGTTCGTCCTGATCCGCAACGACGGCTCAGGCGCGCTCACGCTCGACCCGAGCGGTGCCGAGCTGATCGACGGCGCGAGCACGATCACGCTGAACCAGACCGAGAGCTGCATGATCGTCTCGGACGGCACGCAGCTTCGATCCATCGGACGAGGCCGATCCGTCGTTTCAACGGTCTCCGCGATCAACATCTCCGGCGGCGGCGCAGCCGGGACGCAGACGCTGACGACGACCGAGATCGCCGCTCAGGTCCAGCAGTACAACGGCACGCTCACCGGCAATCGGGCGTATGAGTACGGCACGTCGCCCGGCTACTGGTTCGTCTACAACAACCTGACGCTCGGCGGCTTCACCGCGACGTGGCGTGTAAACGCTGCGGACGCTGGCGTGACAAGCGCGGCCATCGCCTCCGGCTCGCGCTCGATCATCGTGTCGAACGGCACCAACATGTTCGTCGCGCTCACGACGACGGCTGGCACGGTGACCAATATCGCAACCGGCACTGGGCTGACCGGCGGGCCGATCACGTCGAGCGGCACGATCTCGCTGGC